TGAGCTAGTTGGCATAGGAGTTTCAGCCGGTACGCCAGACGCTGCCGCTGGGCGTGAAGGCCTTGGTAAAGCCGATTTAGCAGGAGCCGCTGGTGCTTCAGGATTGCGAGCTTCAGGCTTAACATCGTCCTTCAAACCGCCTTGGGCACCAGTACCAGTACCTTTTTGGAAGAAATCTTCTGCGTAGGCTCTTTGTTTTGCAGGCGGCAGCATACGAATAGGAATAGCCTTACCAGTTTTTTTGTCTTTTTCGTTACTTGGCGACTCACCAAATTTATCGACGAAATCAATGATGTCTTTGTTGCTAATAGGCTCCTTGGCAACTTTTTCACCAGATAAGCGTTTAAACACCTCAACATTTTTAATTGGCTGAGCATCTGGACGAGCAAAGTTTCCAGTGTTTCTATCGTAACTAATTGGCTGGCCATCGTCATCAGTACCGACCAATTGCCAGAGGCCTGTTTTCTCTTTCATGGCTTTAGCTTGTGCGGCACGTAAATCAGCATCAGCGTTATAGTTTCTGACTTTGGCCCATGCTTCAGCAGCTTGAGCAGTAGGAATTCCGGCTTTAAGATCAGCAGCCAATTTATCCGCATTTGTTTTTGCATTAGTAGCAGCCGCGTTAGCAGAAGTAACAGATGCCGCTGCAGATGTTTCAGTAGCAGTTGTTTTTCGTTCTTCAAGAGCGTGTGATTTAGCTTTCCAGTAGTTTTCTGGAGTTGAAGACTGCATCATTTGATCTTGCGTGTACTTACTCAGTTGCTGCAGTGTCTTCAGGTCAGCAGGTAACGTTTCTTGTTTACCATCTTTATAAGTAATAACAATACTCTTGTCCCCGCCTAGAGCACTGGGAACCAGCTTGGCTTTGCCGCCGTCTTTAAAGCCGGGCAACTTGTCGTCGTTGTATAAAGGTATAAACGTTTTCTCAATTACTGCCGCAGCATCACCCTGTGCGTCTGTCAAGTCTTTAATGACTTGGTTGTTGAAACCCAACGCAAGTTCTTGCTTATCAGCGTAGCGTTTACCGCGCTGTAACTCACCGAGTTCCAAAACACTTTTTTCATACTGCTGTGCTTTACCAACATCAAGACCGCGCAGGCGACGCAGGTAATCTTGTTGTGCTTGATCTGCCGAATACATTTTGGCAGGCGCAGTTGCAATGTCGGGGCGCAGAGCAGTTTGAGCATTTGCAGGTTGTGGACCTCTGTCAATACCGGTACCGCCTAAATATTCTAAAGGCTTACCCTCCATGCTAATAGTCTCTGCACCAGCAGTACGAATATCTTCTGCAAGTTGGCGCTCCGCACGTTTAGCTGCTGCGTCTTCCCGTGCCCACTCTTGTTGTTCTTTGGCAAGTTTCATACGCTCCGCAGAGTCGTACATACTTCCACCCATCTGAAACCCTTGTGCAAATGAACTTGCCATAATTTGCCTCTTAAATCTTACCTAAAGCGAATTTAGTACCAACACCAGCAGCTGCACCAAGCACCATATTCCATGGGTTGTTAGCAGACTCAGAGTTATAACGACTAATATCAGCTTGATATTTATTAACGCCCAAGTTACCCACTTGGCCCCACCCCTGCATAGCGGTTCCAGCGGCAGCATTAGATGCACCACTGGCTTTCATCGTAGCGTTCATACCAGATTCACCAGCGGCAAGGCCAGCACCACCTGCATTAACTGCGGCCCCAGACTGCTGTAGTGATTGCATTGGTAGTCCTGCGGCCATGCTGTACACGTTGGCTTGTTTTTGTAAACCAAGAGCTTTAGCGGCTTCGCGTGTCTGTGTACCAGCCTGTGCTTTGGCAAGAGCGGCAGTTACGTTGTTTGCGTTAAAACCCAAACCAGAGCGACCTGATGTTGGATCAATACCGTATGAACGGTCACGTTGAATTCCAGTTTGACGAGCTACTTCTTCTGCTGCGGCAATATCACCAACAGCTTGGCCAGCCATCTGTTCTTGGTAGCCAGCAGTGTTGTAAAGGTCGGCATCTGCTTTGAGTTTTTCCATTGCAGGAATAGCCGTTTTTTCATATCGTTCAGTAGACTTCTTAGCCTGATCAAGATTGAATGAACTAATTTCTTTATCTTGAGCCCATATCTCATCAGCCCGTTTATCCGCTTTCTCTTGTTGTTTAAGAAGCGTTGGGTAAATATCGGTCTTGAACGTGTTCCACTGTTCAGTAGACAAGTCCGCTAATTGTTTTTGAGCCTGCCCAATCGCAGGATCAGGTGCAGGTGCTGTACCTCCGCCAAGCCATCCCATTATTCGCCCCTTATAAATTCGTCAAAGGAATCATTGGCAGCAGAGCATGTCCACCCCAACAACGACGCTTTGCGTGCATCTGCAACACTGCCAGTCATGGCAACACACAGCACGACCAAGTTAATAAACTCTTTGCGCAACGTGTAGCCGTGCGCTTTGCCTTCTGCAGACCCATCAATCTCATTTGACGTATGCCAAGCAGTAATCACCACAATCAACATACCCGCCAGTGCAGCGTAGTTGGCTCTATAAAATTCGTTGGCTGGTAACTTTATAAGCAGTTGAGTAAACACATCGTGCATATCATCCACAGTCACCTGATTGTCTTTGTCAACAATGTCATCCCAAGTTTCAATAGCGTGATACACCATCGTCAAAAACTCTAATACTTCTGGGTCTTCTACGGACTCAGTTATCCATGCGGCTAACGGCTGAAGTGTATGGTTACTCATGGGACTGTATCTTACATTGTTTATTCAAAAAAGGTAAATTTTATGCAGGTGCAGTGGGCCACGTAATATTTACTGGATACCCTGACTGAGCAGGAATATCTCGCAGTGCTTGTCGGTATGTAGCCCATGCGGTCTGCTGGGCTGTAGTTAATGGGCCATTTGGAATTTGAGTCCAGTCGCTGTCTTGGAGTAACTGGCCTCTTTCGTACCGCGCTTTAGAGTCAAGATAGCTTGTATTTGGCACCCACGTTTTGGTAGCGTAGTCAAACATGTGTCCGGCTGCGGGGGGCGTGCCTTTATTGGCAGGATGCCCTGTGGTCAGATTATGATACTGAGAGCCTGCATCAACTTCCCCATAATAAACAGAACAGCCCTCGGGAATGTCGTATTCTGAGACTTCTGACACAGCAGTCCCTGCTTGGACGTACTGACCTGTGTTGGTGTAATAAGCGTAGTAAATCATCGTTTGCTTGCAAATACAATTAAGTCTGCGTGCTGGCAAGTCCAAGAGTTGCCATACCCGTTCCACATATAAGCCTGGACTTTGTAGCCCCCATCTGCGGGTATAACATAAGTTCCCACAAACGTCGATGTTACTTTGTCGCCGCCAGGGCCCATAGTTTGTACAGCTTCGTTACCTGCTTCTCCAAGAAAAGTATCTACTAATACACCGGAAGAATTAAGAAGGTTTAAGTATATATTAAGGTCCCCCGCGCCAAACTCTACTTTAGTGGCAAGAAAAAAACAGTTAAGGACTGTACCAACTGGATAAGTAGTAGTTGCTGTTGTTATGCTGGCCGAATCACTAATGCCAAAAACTTTATTAAGTGCGCCTCTTGCACTAACTGTAGTAGAAATAGCACCTAATGGAATACTGTTTGTATTAACAATGTCACCGTTAAGTTTCATTGTTGTGCCATTAAACGAAATATTGGTAGTGGCGTTACCAAGAACAAAGTTACCAGTACTGTAAATATTGGCACCAGAACCCGTCATGGTTGGCCCAGATACTAATGTAGGGCTAGACCCAACAGCCATAGAACCAACAAAATTACCCGTGGCAGCTGTCAATTCACCACCAAACACTGCAGTACCAGCAGTATCTATATAGAAAGTATTGACTCCGCCTTTACGCCCAATAATGCCTGAGTTACCAAAATACACACCATTGCTGGTGTTGGTGCCAGCAAACATGCCATCAGCTACGGAGAATGTAATTCGCCCAGTAATCGTGTCGCCTGCTTTGGACAACTTACCAGCTACGCTACTAAGTGCAGTAGAAGCGTTTGTGTTAGCCGTATTTGCTGTAGAGAGTGCTGTACTAGCATTTGAGTTTGCTGTGTCAGCCGTGCTTTGAGCTGTCGTTATGCTGGGTACAAGTGCTGAATTTAACCAGCCAGCTGCTGGGTTAATGAACTGAGCCTCAAGGTTTGTACCTGCTGCAAAGATAACCGTGCCAGAACTGTTCTTAATAGACAGCCCACGAGAGTCAATCTGAGCCGCAGTAATTTGCCCACGAATAGAAGCTGAACCAAACTCGGCAGAGCCATTACCATCAATTTTCCAGCCATTTGTGCCAGAGGAAAAGCCAGTTGACTGAATGTACTGCCCTACGGATACAGAGCCAGCAGTGAGCTTGTTTACTGATAAATCAGAGATTTTTGCATCATCAACGGCAAGGTTGGCAATCTTCGCATTACTGACAGCCAAGTTGGCAATAGCCGCATTACCCACGGCAAGGTTAGCAATCTTAGTTGTCGTAATTGCAGCGTCTTTGATTTTGCCGGACTCAACCGCATCAGCTGCCAGCTTAGTAGCATCAACAATCAAAGGGCCAAGGTCCACACCGCCTAC